AGCATTGACAAGAATGCTACATACCATGCTGTAAGCAATGCGAATAGTTTCTTCATCTAACGACCCATCTGTAGAGGAGATAGAAAACTGTAATGAGGAATGCCCAGGACTGTAATGGTGTGAGAGGGAGGATTGATATTTCATTCATCGCCCCACATCCTGTCTGGTTCTTGATAACCATCATCCTCATCTTCTATCTCTTTGTCTAGTGCTATGTCATCTTCAAGCGGTGGTTCGTAACTCATACTTTCTCCTTCGCATTACATGTATTGGGTCACCATACATACTGTGTCTGATGACTGAATCAATTGATACTCCGTATACATCACACAATTTTAGCAGTCTTCTGAGTGTGATGTTTCTACCATTGCGTTCGTAACTACCTACTGCTTCTTTGCTGAACTCACCATTGCTTACTTGTTCTACTTGTTCAAGGGTATAGCCTTTGAGTAGGCGTATATATTTAAGTGTGTCAATTACTTCTAGGTATGGTGGGTTAAGGTCACTCATAGTTCTTCCACACATTCGTATTCATCTTCACATTTGCTACAGCAATCTGTGCATAAGCCACTTGTATTACAGAAGTTTTCTGCATACTGGTCGCAGTCAGCGCATTGTGCTGGTACGTATGGGCCAGTCATTAGAACTCATCTACCAGTTCTGTAATGATTGCATCTATTGAATTGTATGCGGCTTTGTCTAGGTTGTATACCATGTTGCCCCATTGTTCATCTGTCATCTTAATGCCATAGTCTTCGTCAATTTCTTGACGCTCAACTATTGCCCACCATGTATTAGGACGCTCTAGTTGTTCCATATTCCATTATCTTTCTATACATGATGCTCCACCAACCTTTGGCGGGGCAGTTTTTACAGTAGTACTGTCCTGGGATATCACTACATAACCAATGATGGTTACTCTTCGACATAGATTCTACCTGTTGCCATCATCTCTTCAAGAATGGCATTGGCTTTCTTGATTGATGTTATTGCTTGGTCAATGGACTCATTCAAGTCCGCTATCTCATGAACTGTGTATGACATCTGTTGCTCCTAACTTGGTCCAAGCACATGCTTGGCAGTAGTTTCTTGGGCTGGTTCTATTTACATCTACTAAAATAGCGATGCCACATGAGTAGCAATCGTATGTCTGATACTTTATTTGGTTGTCCATAGGTCTTCCTTGGCTATGTCTGGGTCATAGTAGATATGGTTGGCTGCCTTGGCTGTGCGTAAGGCACGGCGAAGGTCAGTGTTCTCTCTCATAAGTAGCATGTTCTGTCTGATAGCAAGGGTGATGACTGCTACAGATGTAGTTAAAGCAATCAGGATTGCAAGCATTGTCATGGAATCTAATAACATTTCTATCTCCTTTTGTGTGAGCATTGGCTAATAGGAACTAAGCAGTCCCCACAGTAAACTATATTATCTTTGTTGTCTAGCATTCTGAGGCTCCAGTTCTGTATAGAAAATGGACTTGCTAGCGTCCGTTAATGTTACCCTGGGGCTAGCAAAAAAAGTGCAGGTGGTGAGAGCCGTAGCCCCCACCACCTGCGGTGTTGTTAGACGAGAGAGATTTTGGTAGCGACTTGGTTGTCGTACCATTGCTCCTTCTTGTCGGAGTAAGTAGATGTTAAGTAACCTTCAATGTTACAGATGAACTCAGTTTCTGTAGAGTTGATTAAGTTCTCACGAATCCATGCTTGGAGCGCAGGGTCTTGGATAGTGATTTGACGGCTTGCGGTGAACTTGCTAGCCATTGAACCATCTGGAGTGTACTCGATTCGGCGGTCTACAACAGTTGCCTTGATAACATTGTTGTAATCTTTCACTGCCTTAACGATTGAACCATTGAATGTGAATGTGTTTGACATGTTATTTCCTTTTCTGTTAGTTAGTTGACTGGGCGGAGTCCCCGTCACTCTGACGGGGCGAGCCTTGGTGATTAGTTGCAGTTTGGGCACTGAGCGTGCTTGTTGAAGGTATAGTGGCAGGTTTGGCACACCATTGAGTTTGGTGGCATGTCCATATTGAGGTCAAAGATGCGGTCAGTTATTAGGCTGATTGCTTCTAGATACTCCTCGCGAGTATCCTCCCAAGTTTGGGTAGCGTAGACAAAGTAAGGTTCTACTCTGGTCGTACTGCCTACCCATTCATGGGCAGATGGTTCGGTAACTGAGTGCCATTGACGGCGGTATTGAAGGTTGCCTTCATCTACTAGGTCATGGGCTATGTCACTGGCTCGGCTGTCCCGTAGGTCGCTGCAGTCTGGGCACAGTTCCATCTGAATCATGCACTGGTAGCATGCGTTGGTTACAGTCAGTTCATCAGACATGGGATTAACTTCCTTTCTGTAGGTAGATATTTTCTAACTACACAATCCCCACACAATGGGTGTCAAGCCCAGTCTTTTCATGGGCTTGATGCCCATAGTATTATCAACCAGACTATCCAGTTAGGATTTTAAATTAAACTGGGGCGCGGAATGTATTGTTTAAATGGAGCGCCGAGATAGTCTCCTATCACTCCAGTACAGTAACAGGACAGACTGTACAGTAACTGACAGAACAGTGTCCTGCTGTATAGTTCTATGGGTCTACTTGACCCCAGAGTTATTAACTGTAACTGGTAGTAAGAGAGTATCTCTACCAAAATATTTCCCGTACAACGGGATGCCTATGCCCCAGTACTGCTAATACTGGCTCTGACCTGCGGTTATAGTATATTAACTATACTGTGATGTAAATCACAGGCTGTAAAGCGTTCGGAATGGCCTGTTGAACGGATTAATATATAGTAGAGGCAATTTATTGCCGATACTATAGCAAGGGCTTCAGGCCCTTGCGTACAGACTGTATCTACTGTCTGTTACAAACTGACTGATAAGGAAGTTTGCAGGCGGGTAAATACTGCCCGTAGAATGGGACAGTAATGACATTTAGCAAAACTAACAACCCCCGTACGGAAAAAACTGCGGAGGCAAAGGCTAAGGTTTTAGCCCTGATAGCCGAGGGCATGGGTGCCCCAAGGGCTATGCAGCAGATTGGCTATAAGGAAGATACCCTGCGTATCTGGATTAGCCGCGATAAGAAGTTTGCCCGTGATTTGGAAGATGCTAAGGCAGATGCCAAAAATAAGTCCACTGTCGCCCTGGGGGTGGCAAAGGATGAGATTTCCTTTTCCCAGTTCTCAGAGGTATTTTTGGGGCAGAAGGTATTTGCCCACCATCAGGATTGGATTGACCTACTAGAAGGCGATGAGCCTTCATGGCTGCATGACTCTATGGTGTATGAGCCTGGAGACCAGAACCGCCTATTGGTTAACGTACCCCCTGAGCACGCCAAGTCCACTGTGGTGACTGTTAACTATTCGACTTATCGTATCGCCCTCAATCCCAATGTGCGTATCATTGTGGTCAGTAAGACCCTTAACAAAGCACGAGAGTTCGTGTATGCGATTAAGCAAAGGTTATCCCACCCACGTTGGCTGAAGTTACAAACAGCCTATGGCCCAGAGGGCGGTTGGAAACAAGATGCCGATACCTGGAAGGTAGACACGGTTTACCTTGGGGGCGATGCGAGAGATTCATCCGAGAAAGACCCAACTATCCAAGCACTTGGTATGGGTGGTCAGATTTACGGTGCCCGCGCCGACCTGATTATTTTGGATGACTGTATTACTACCGCTAACGCCCATGAGTGGGATAAGCAGATTAACTGGTTACAAAAGGAAGTTATTACCCGTTTGGGTAAAAACGGCAAGTTGCTAATTGTAGGGACACGAATTGCGGCGAATGATTTTTATAAAGAACTTCGTAATCCGAAGCATTGGTCTAATGGTAAGTGCCCATTTACTTACATGGCTATGCCTGCGGTTTTGGAGTATGGGAAGAACCCAGAAGAATGGGTAACCCTTTGGCCTAAGTCTGACCATCCGTGGGATGGAGACGAGGACACACCCGATGAGCAAGGGCTATACCCTAAGTGGGATGGCCCATCATTATTTAAGCGCCGTGGTGAAGTAACACCTAGTACCTGGGCTTTGGTCTATCAGCAGGAGGATGTCGAAGAAGATTCCATCTTCCCACCCGCACTGGTTCAGTCATGTGTAAAGGGTATGAGAAAGCGTGGTCCGTTAAAACCAGGCGCGGTGGGACATCCGACTCAGGTTGAAGGTTATACAGTTGTTGGATTTGACCCTGCTATGGGCAGAGGACATGCTGCGTTTGTAGCAATGACCTATAACCGAGCAGACGGAAAAATGTATGTGCTGGACTGTGAGAACATGTCTGAGCCTACACCACAAAAAATTCGCGCAATGCTGGAAGAGTTTACTATCAAGTATCGTCCTAATGAGATTCGCGTTGAGATTAACGCTCACCAGAAAGCCTATGAACTAGATAACGATTTGCGTGAATGGCTATCTCAATACGGCACAAGCCTAAAGCCTCACTTTACAGCAAAGAACAAATGGGATACTTCCCATGGTGTGGCATCTATGTCAACAATGCTGGGCACTATGCACGATGGAGTATTCCAAAAGAACAACACAATTGAGTTTCCTTCCTCAGATGGTTCAGAGGGAGTCAAGGCTTTAATTCAACAACTCATTACTTGGAAACCCGAGACCAAAGGCAAGACAGACTGCGTGATGGCTATGTGGTTTGCATTCCTTAGACTTCGTGAGTTGATGCAACAGAGCACCGTTATCTCACGATACACAGAAAACCGTTGGGCTACACGTGCTCAACTATCAAGACGCGGAACTGTAAATCTAGACCTTGCACTACAACAACAGTGGCAAGAACAATTCGGATAAGGAGTAGAGATGCCAGCACCATTAGCAGGAGCGGTAGTAGCGGCAATTGCCCGTGCTGCAGTCTCTAACGCAGCAAAGAAGCGTTTGCTTCAAGCAGCAGCCAAGAAGGTTACCCAAAAAGAAATCAAAGAACTTATTAGAACTGAGATGAAAACTGGTGCACCTAAACTTGGTCGTGCTAATCGCAGACCAGATGTAGCAAATCCTCCTAAGCGAGTTGTATCTAGTCAAGGTCAAACTGGTAGTGTGCGTCCGCCAAAAGCAGACCCTGCTAAAGAACTTTATAATCTTTATAAGAAGAAGCCTGACACTAAGACTGTAACTAAGTCTATGCAAAAGGACCGCGTTACCCCAGCAGATGTTCGAGCGCTTCGTGCAAAAGAACGTAATGAAAGAGTTTCAGAAGCACTTAAGCCATTACTCCCAAGAGGAACTGCTGCTAAAGGAACTACTGTTGCTGGACCTAAACGTGGGCCGAGTGTTCAAGTTGCTAAGCCATCTGCTGCAACTGAACGAGCAAAAGTTGCAATACCAAAAGATACTAAACTAGATGCTTCACGCAAGGCTGCTATGAAGGCAGCAGAACAAGCACGTTCAAGAAAAACTCCAGCAGAACGTGACAAAGAATTAAATATACCTAATCCAGATGCACCATTAAAGAATGAATTAAGCAACATTAATAAAATTATTGCTGAAATGAGTAAGCCTCAAAGAGAAGCATTTAAGCAGAACGATGACATTGCAAATGCATTTTTTAGAAAATATGGTTCTGGTTTACAAAACATAAACAAAAAAGAAGCAGCCGAAATAGCAAAGAAAGCATCTGCTTATCTTGCCAAAAAGGGAATTAAATAATGCTAACAGATAAGCAAATCTTTGCACGTGTTGCGTCTTTAAAAGACCGTAGCCGTGAGCGCGATGGTCGTCACCAAGATGTGTTGCTAGTCCGCCAAGGTCAGATTTCTAGTGTGTATCCTGACTTCTTTCCTGAAGGTGTAGATACAAACGTAGTTGCTAACTTTGTTGACATTGTTGCCCGTGACCTATCAGAAGTAATGGCACCGCTACCAGCAGTTAACTGCTCTGTAGTTAGCCAAGTTAAAGACCGTGCTCGTAAAGCAGCAGATAACCGTACTCGCATTGCTGCTAACTATCTTTACAATTCCGAGTTGCAAGTACAGATGTATACAGGCGCAGACTGGTACATCACATTTGGGTTTGTCCCGTTCATCATTGAACTGGACACTGAAGCAAAGTTGCCGCGTATTCGCGTAGAAAGTCCTGTC